CTTGGCGTGGTGATTTATTAACGGGAAGGTGAAATGCGCTCTGGCTGGAGACCATCAACATGACATCGTGGTATTGCGTTGCGAGGTTGGCGGCTTGGGAAGGATGAATGTTCATTGGTTAGTTCCTTGTTTTGCGTTGCTTCACGTACCTTCTCGCACAGGGCGCAAGGTATGTAAACGTCTAAATTTAGAAAAGTCGATGTTGGGCAATCAGCATTGCAAGAGCGGGGCCTTTGGTGCAGTATGCAGATACCCACTCTATCCTCCCTGACTAAGCCCGCCGCGATAGCAAGCAACCTTGCAACATTCGCGGCGGGTATTTTTTATTCAGCCAGTTCAGAGGCCAGCGCCAGATACCCGCAAGCATCGACAAAACTATCTTCGTGCGGGCCGTTGGCAAGGCGGGCGATCTTCAAGTCGGCCATCATCAAACAGACCTGCCACGCCTCAATCTCAACGCCCAAAATCTGCGACCAGCGCGCGGCGATGTTTTCAAAGTTCTCTTGCGGCGATCCATAATCAACCTGCCGCTGGCCGTTGATCAACTGGTCGGCGGCATTCAACGTCTCGCTTCGTTTCATGTTCAATCCTTCGGTTTAAGTGCTGCAAGCAGCGATGATTGCGTGGCGTCTTTACTGCGCAAAACGCTTGCCACGCGGCTATCTATCGTCCCGGCACCCAATAGGCGCGCAATGCGCACAGGGCGTCCCTGCCCCTGCCTGTGAAGCCGTGCGTCGAATTGTTGTGTCAGTTCAAGCGACCAGTTTAGCCCAAACCAAACGCAAATCGCGCCGCCGTCTTGGAGGTTCAGGCCATGCCCAGCGCTTGCTGGATGCGCCAACAACATCGGGATTTCGCCTTTGTTCCAGCGGTCGATGGTGTCTTGGTTTTTGTCCAGCACAACAGCTTGCGGAAAGCGCTTGCGCAGTCGGGCGAGGTCGCTTTTGAAATTGTACGCAACCAGCATTGTCTCGCCTGCGTTGTCATCTACAAGATCAGCAAGCGCGTCCAACTTGGCGTTGTGGACCTCAGCCCATGCGCCATTGGCGTCTGTATAAAGCGCGCCATTGCTGAATTGGAGCAATTTGTTGGCAAGCACCGCCGCGCTCATCGCCTCGATTTCCTCGCCATCATCCAGCGCAACAAACATTTCTTTTTCAAAAGCGTCATATTGATCTTTTGCCTTTGGACCCAAATCAACGGGAATGTCGATGTCGATGCGCTCTGGCAAATTCAAATAATCGGCTGCGCTCATGTGGATCATTTTATCAGCAACCAGTTTTTCGATCTTTCCCGCTGCCCCTTCGCGGATTTCAAATTTATAGCCCATATAATCTTTGTCGAAGAAACGCTGGCGAAACATCGTCAGGGTGCGGCCAAGGCGCTCACCATAATCGACAAGAAACATCTGTGCCCACAGGTCTTGCAGACCGTTCGGGCTTGGTGTCCCTGTCAGCAAGACCAGCCGTTCAACAAATGGCAGCACTTTACGCAGGGCCCGAAACCGCTTCGATTGGCTATTTTTAAAAGTGCTGCTTTCGTCAATCACAACCATGTCGAAGGGCCAGTTTTTACCATAATGATCAACGAGCCATCCCACGTTCTCTTTGTTCGTCACGTAGACATCCGCAGAGCGAAACAGCGCAGCGGTGCGCGCCTTGGCGCTACCCGTGGCGACTGACACGCGCAGGTGATTGGTGTGTTGCCATTTCAGCGCCTCTTGCGCCCAGACAGAATTGCATACACGCAGCGGCGCAATCACCAACACTTTGCCAACAATGCCCGCGCCAACCAAATCGCTGATCGCGGTCAGGGTGGACACACTTTTACCAAGGCCCATGTCTAAAGCCAGCACGCAGCGCCCTTCGTCTATAATATAATCGACGGAGCGGGATTGATACGGGTGCAGGTTTTCACGCTTCAAAGGCATTTGCGCCCTCCATTGTATCAATCACCCGCACCTCGCAGCCCAACGCCCTGCGTCTAGCGTGGTCGCGCTTTTGCAATTCGGTCGGCTTTTTGCCCGGTGCCTTCAGTTCCACAAAGATGATATGCCCACCGGGCATTGTAATCAGTCGATCAGGCACAGAGCGCCGCCCCGGCGATGTGAACTTTTCGCACATACCGCCCAGTGCCGTTACGCGGCGCACAAGGGCGCGCTCAATGTCTCGCTCAAGCATACCCGATCCCCTTCAAAACTTGCATCGCCATGCCAACATAGCGCTCTTTTTCAACATCGTCAGGGAACGCGATCGGCAGGTCCATTATGGGCTGCGCGCCGTCTGATCGCGGCACTTTGTTGCTGTTCTTGGCGTAGTGAATGCAATCATTCTGATCGACGCCGCTGGAATAATAGAAGCGCACCGCCTTGCCCAAGAATTGCCCCTGCCAAGTCGCACCACCTGTCACCTTGCGCACGCTGACGAACTTGGTGACATCGGTGCAGTTGTTGATCACGTCGCGAAAATCACCCTGCCCCGATACGTGCGCGGCCACTGCTTCTGCAACAATCGGGAAGTCTGGGTTTTTGCTCAACCCGGCGGGCGCAAAGACGCCCTTGGCCTTGGTGCTGCCGTCAGGCTTCACGGCGATGTAGTTGTTCACGTCGCGGCTATACAGCGCCCGATAATCGGTGCGCTCAAGTTCATATGACGTGTCGATCTGCCAATCAAAGGCAACTTGCTCAATCGCGTCTGCCATGGACTTTGGCGCAAAAATCACAACGCCATCGGTGTTGGCGCTGACCACGGTCGCACCGATGCCCTCAAGGCGCTCGATCAGCATCAGCAGGCAAAGCTGCCCGGTTATCGTGGTCTGGATCATCAAGTCTGGCGCATACAAATTCGACCACTTGCTGCCCAACTTTCCGAACGAGCCGTTGACCACGATCTTGAGCGTATCGGCAGCCACTTTGTCACCGGCGCGCTTTGCCTCAAGCCGCCGCGTCACGATGCTTTGATAAACAGGCAGGAAGTGACCCGCCATGTTCGCAGGCTCAAGCCCCTGCTGCAAAATGATGCTTGGGTAATAAGAGGCCACATCCAGTTCAAACAGGTCATGGTCATCACCAGCTTTGACGCCCTGCCCCTTTTCGGTTGAGTGCAGCCCGCCGATGCCCATCTGGTAGGATGCCGCACCAATCTTGATCTTGGTGCTAGACAGCCATTCAGGCATCTGCACAGAGCCGCTGCCCGACAGCGTAAAGTGATGCGCACAGATGCGTTTGAAAATAGCGGTGATTTCAGGGTCATCGAAACTGACAATTTTCGGGTCGCGATAACGCACTTTTGCGCCGCCCTCCATTTTGGGTGGCCGCAGGGTTTTCCCAGACAGCGCCTCAATCTCAGACTTCAAAACCGTCTCGGCAATCTGCGCGTCTGATTTGCTGCGCAGGTCAACACCATATTGCGCGCCCATGTCCGCGCGAAGGCTCAACTGCGGTGCGATCTTGTCTGCCAGCGCCTTCGTGACACGCAGGTCATTGGCGCAGTATTTTGCAACTTCGTCCATCTGATCATCAGTCAGCGCGGCATTGTGCGGATAAGGCAAATCTTGCAGCTTGCGCTCCCCGATCCGCGCGCCGTAGATTTTAAGGCTGGCCTGACCGGGTATCACTTCAATGATGTCGATAGTGTCCCAGCCCTTCGGTGTCTGGATGCCTTCGTCCTGCGCGATACGCCAAGATGGCAGGTTGCTCAGAATTATTAGGTCGGACAGGGTTTTCAGTTCTGAGCAACTTCGGTTTTCCAAAGCGGCGGCAACCATGATGTTGTCATAAGAATGGTTGTTGAAACCAAGCAGCACGTCGCTGCGCATCAGGCGGCCCAGCTTGGCGACATCCAACCTGCCATCGTTGCGCATTTCAACACTGGCGACCTTTTCGTCTGCGTTCATAAACGCGACATGAAAAAAGTTTCGGTAGCACTCGACGTCAAAAATCAGCATTTTAATCCTATCCGCGGGAGCTGCCCGCACAAATCATAGGTGAAAAAGGGCGGCGCTTTTACACGCCGCCCAGATTGTTTAAACGAAGTCTTCGGCTGAAACGTCGTCCAGTTCGTCGAAGTCATCCACACTGGCGGTCACACCGTCACCAAACGGCTGACCGTCTTTGACGAATTGAACAGCCAGCAGATTTGCGTTGATGCGCTTGCCATACTGATTATCCTGAAACCAAAGCTCCAAGATCGCGTTAACGTAGCAGCCCGAATAAATTTTACCGTCTTCTTCGGTCAGCGGAGCGCGGTCGGTGCCGATCACCATCGGGCGCTTGTTCGAGGACGCCTTGATTGACATGTGTCCGGCGTAGCCGTCATAGTCAATGTCATCGCCATCTTTGAAGCACACCTTGTCCCCTGCAAGGGGCTTACCCTTGTGGCGTTCTTTCAGCAGTGCTTCAATGGCCGCGTTGATTTCATCAACCTTCGGGTCTGATTTTGGGATAAGGAAGGTGCCCTCAAACTTCGTTTCTTCGCCGCCAAACGTGGCTTTGCGAAAAAGTGATGCGAAAGAAAGACGGGCGTTCAGAACTTTGATCTTTGTCATTGGATTATCCTTTTTGACATTTTATTGCGCGGGATGCGCAAAGGGACGTTACGACATATTTCAATCATCAACAACATCAAAATCGTTGATGGTCACATTTATTGCGGGGCGCTTGTCGCTTTCGGGAGCAAGAGATGCGGCCCCGTGCTTGACGTCAATCATGTTCGCAATACAATTTTTGCGTTTTGCGCCCACCGCCTTCTCGGCCTGCGCCGGACTGATCAGTTTTGTGATCATTGCGCGGTCGGCCCCGATCATCTCGCAGAGTTCTTTTGCTGCGCCATCTTCGTCTTTCCAGCTTCGGGATGATCGACCTGCCACCAGCTTATAACCGGGAAAACCATCCCCGCTTTCAAGCCGACCTTTAACGTGACCGGCGACGGCGTTTAACCAACCTTCAATCAGCGCTTTTGCCGCAAGCGCTGCGCCGATCTGATCATCCGTCAACGTGTCAGGGTTCGGCACATTGTCCAGATCGTCAAACTCAGTCAGCAGCGCGTCGGTGGTGGCCTTGAGCAGTGCGCCGCAGTTATGCTTAGCCTTACACCAACGACATGTTTTCTCACCCGGTGCGCGCGGCGCGTCTGGCGCTTTGGTGGCCTCTGCGCGCTGCGCCACCCAATCAGCCCAACGCAGCAAATCAGGAACGTTGATTGTCCATTCGCTGATACTGTCCAAGCGCGGCTGAATGATCGAAATCGTGACGCTTTCAACATCGACAAGATGTCCGACAGCCGCGTATGCCCCAAGAGCATACAGCATGCCTTGCGGGTTTTCATCTGCACTCACCGGCACGCCCATGCCATATTTCAAATCGCAAACGTGCAAGGTGTTGCCGCGAAGGACAACAGCGTCAGCCGTTCCAAAACCACCTTCGACCCAATCGGAATAATCAACGCGCTCCTCAATCATCACCAAATCCGCGCCAGCAGACAGGCGCTCAACGTATTCGGTATAGACGCGCACAAAGCCCGCCATTTCCTGATCCTCAAAAAGATCAAGCGCGGCACTGCCCGTGCGCAGGGCCAGTTCTGCCAGATCATGTGCCCGCGTGCCTTCCTCGGCAAACGGGCTTGACGTGTTGGGCAGTCCGTCTTCTGCCGCAACAGAACCGGGGCAGTGCAGCCATCTGTGACTGGAACTTGCACCCAATGACGAATGTTTCATTGGTCCACCTCAGCAAGCCATGCTGCGAAGGCTGCAAGGCCGTCAGCGTCCAGCTTTTTGATGCGCGGCGCGCCCAATTCAGCCAGTTTTGCTTTGATCGCCGCCCCGTGCCCACTGCGTGATGCGGCAATCGCCGCTGCGCTGATTGCATCGACGTCTGGTGCGTTGGTCGCATCGCCTTTGTCGGCGATCGTTGGTGCTTCGGGGGCGGGCGTTGGTGCAGCTTGCGCTTTTGTCGCATCGCCTTTGTCGGCGGGCTTTGGCTTTGCCGTGATCGGCGCGGCGTCCAGCTTGGCTGTCAACGCCTCAATGGCGGCGGTCAGGGCTTCGATTTTCTTTTCTAGCATTTTCGTCATCCTTTTTTTATGTTGCGTCACGACCTATAACGCTTATACGCTGTGGAAGGCAACCTGAATTTTGAAGGATTTTTGACATGCTCACATCAACTCAACTGGCCGATAAACTCGGCCTTACAAAAAACACAGTCTTGCGACTTGCCAACGCGGGCAAAATCCCGTGCCTGAAACTCCCAACGGCGCGCGGAGATTTTCGCTTTGATCTTGATGCCGTGCGCGAAGTGCTGCGCCAAACCGCTGCGGATAACGTAGATCAGGGGGCGCAGGAATGATGAGCGCAGAAAAACAGACAATCCCCGTCGTCAGCTTCACATATTGCAAAAACTTTGCATCCGCCGAAACCAAGTCAGCATCTTGGGCCAACTTCGCCAGCAGCGTCACAAAGTCGGTCGGGTATGGCAGTAAAGAGGAAAGCATCAAGCGGGCCATGATCATCGGCGGCGTGCGCGAGGATGAGGCGCGCGGGCGGGCCGACAATGTAAAAACCCGCGAGATTGCTACGTTGGACTACGACAATCTCGCGGGCTACTCGTTAAGCGACATTGAGCTGGCGTTGGTGCTATACATGCCGGACACGGCGTGGCTCGCTTATAGCACGTTCCGGCACACACCGGAAAGCCCCCGCGTGCGCATTATGTGCCCCCTCTCACGC